GTCGAACCTTGCCTTCTTCATAAATCAGGTTAATGCCTGTCTCTGGGACGTGCATGGTCTCTTCTCTCGACTCGCGAATAGCGCTTTCAATCGGAGATTCTCCTTCTTCAACGTGACCACCGGGAAAGCCCCAGGTATCATCCTTGGTTCTTTTCATCCAGAGAATCCTTTCGCCGTCCGTGTAGACGATAAAAGCCACAATTTCAGAATCTGGCTCTTCCTTGAGGTCTCGTTTGTGTGATTGGATCTCTTCTTCAGTCAATTTCTCATCAACACCGTGAGATTTACGAGCATTGCTATAGGCAATTGCGACTGCCTGATTTTGCGGATATCCGCTCTTAACCAGCTCAGCAATGTTCGAGCTGATCGTCTCTTTTGAATAACCTTCTTTGAGGGGCATTAGATGATCCTCCCTGTCTGGAAAGGAATGTTCGTAACATTCAACAAAACGGTAGCTTCACGAGTGTTGCCCTCGTTAGTATCGAACAATGGCCGAATGGTATAGATTTGATTGGTTGAGCCAGTTGGAACTACACCTTCAGAAATCTGGACAGATATGACTTTCCCGGCAAGTGCAGTGACTCCATCAGAAAATGTGACTGGAACTGTGTTTACGGCTGGAGCTGCAAAAACAAGCCCAGATTGATCTGCTGTTATTCCTAGAATTGAGGTAATAATCTCGCCAGCATCTAGCATATTGGTGCAGTCAATGTCATACCAGATTGCCTCACTGGTCCGCTTTTCAAGAATGTAAGTGTTACTCATTCGGTCTCCAATAATTCAATCTGGGAGGCATTTCCCAATAGTCTGGTCTGGAAAGTATGCAACCGCACCAATAATCCGGTCTTGGGACAAGATGCCACACTTTTTCCGATTTGTTGAAGATCGGAGCGCAAGTGTAGATATCAACGACATTGCCACTTTCAACCACCACAACCACAACATAGACTGATTCATCCTGAGCATCTATGGCGTGACCAAATTCATCAATTTGAACCGCTGCCGTAAGTAGCTGAGACTGTATGTCTATTGCATTGGCTTCTTCAGCTACTATAACCGAAGAAATCATGTTTTGAGGATAAAAATCGGCCATTTGGCTAGATTCCACCTGCTGAACGAATGCGGTCATTTGCTCGGATATTGAATCTTTGGCAAATCCAGATTCAGAAATGGCCAGTAAAGCCGTGAGCAATTCTGAGAACTGATCGCTTGCTTTGTTCGTTTCAGTCACGGTTACGAAAGCCGTCACGTTTTCAGTGACAACATCCTTCAGTGATCCAGCCTCAACAATGAATACTGGGGCTGTCATGTTTTCTGAAACCACATCTGAAGCTCTAGCTGATTCAGATACGCTATTAGGCGCGGTCATCTGTTCTGAAGTTGAGTCAGAAGACGAGGCTTGTGCCGACTCTGAAATGGTTACTCCATCGACGGCATTCTCTGACACCACATCAACAGCCTTTACTACTTCCAATAGGCTTATAGGAGCGGTCATAGCCTCATTAGCAGAGTCAGACAAAAGAGCGGATTCCACAACAGCGTTCGGAGCCGTCATATTTTCAGACGTTGAATCTTTTGCGTTTATTGCATCAGCAAGCGAAAGCGGAGAGGTCATTTGTTCAGAAACAGAATCAACCGCTTGTCCAGAATCGGTTGCAGAAACCGGAACACTTACCGAAACGCTTTCTCTTTCTGCGCTAAGTGTCTGTTCCGAAATGGAAATAGGAGCTGTCATGTTTTCTGATACCGAATCAGAAGAAATAGCAGCCTCAGAGACGTTTACTGCATCCGTTGAATTCTGTGATACCAAATCAGTTGAAACCGTGACTTCAGTCAGTGAGACGGCATCAGTGCTATTTTGAGAAACAGAATCAGATATTGCTGCACTTTCCAACACTGACTGAGGAGCAGCCATTGATTCTGATTGGCTGTCATTTAGGCTTTCAAATTCCAAAATTGAAATTGGCGCGGTCATATTCTCTGATGCTGCATCATTGGCAGCAGCAGATTCAATTATGGATAATGCAGAGTTCGTATTTTGAGAAGCTGAATCATTTATCTGTGCATTTTCTAGGGAATAAACAGCATCAACAGAATTTTGAGAGGTACTATCGTTTGATGTAACGGAATCAGCAACATTCGCAATGAAATATACCTTTTGGGAAGGATTCCCGCTTATTGAGTTGTAGGAGAATGGAGCAATCCCGAGCATTTATAATGCCTTTAAACCGTGGATGATTCTGCATTTGCCGGAATCTGAGCTACTCCATCAATGTATACAATGGGGGGAACATGATTGTTCCAAGCATCAAGAGCGGACTGAAAAGGAGAAAAATCGGTGAAGGATTCATTGGGAGCTTTAGTGAATTTGTCTCCATCAAAGATTTCCTTGTATTCGATGATTCCTGCAGTCCCATACCATTGAACCGCATGAATCGAAGAATCAATGCTGAAGGTTAGATTGTTATAGCCAACACCATTTACATACACGCTCTGGTCATCTGCAATGATGGCAATCTTGCTAGTTGAATCAGCCACTTAATAGCCTCCCATTTTGGTGAATAGTAGCAAGCAGCACTTGTTGGCTAGATTCATTTGATTTAACCATTTCATTTCTAAATGACTCAACTGCTGCCCCGGTTTGTCGTTGCATCTGGCTATTTTCAATTAAAAGGACCGGAATCCATGAAATAGCACAATCCCATTCATCGACAGGTTCCCCTGTGTTTGGATTTTGTCCCCTGAGTTTTACAAAAAAATTGCACTCTAGTTTTTTGCATTCGCCTTGAACAAAAGGGCAAAAATTTCCTTTTTCGATTTTCATGTTTTCCTTTAATTTTTGGTTGCAATAATCACATCAACATAAGAAACAGCAAGGTTAATTGATGAGGCCGTAAGGGTGTGGCTGTGTGATGTACCGCCTCCAGTGTTCGTCGTTGAGATGCCTGTGTAAGCGCCACCCGTTGATCCACTTGCAGTAACCGATGACTGTCCATTTGACCCATTGACTACTTGCTGTCCAGTAAACTGCACGGCTGAATGTCCATGGCTCGGATCTGAAATCCCGTGGTTATGTGCTGGGATCTGCGAGGAAGATAGGGTTGTGCCATCCGTTGAGCCCGTCACGGCTTGAGAAGCAAAAGCCGTAGTGAATGCTACTGAACCGCCCGATCCAGCCGTTCCGCTCACTACGCGCAATGCAACGTTGTTGTAAGTTGTAACTTTTGTCCATCCAGTCGGAGCAGCGGTCTGCTGGAAAGTCATAGCCGTTCCAGATGGCAAACATGCCCATGCGACAGATGATGGGATCGTGCCTATCAGATTTCCCGCCGTTAAAGATGTGAGATTAGCCCCAGATACTGCGCCAAATAATCCACTCCAAGTTCCAGAAGTGACAGTTCCGGTTGTCGTAAGGCTTGATGACCCCGCAAGAGGAGAAGCCCCGAGCGTATTGTAAGAAATCGTCTGGGCTGCTGAACCGTTATAGGTTGTTCCTGAAGCTGCACCCGCACCGACATTGTTGAAAGTAACGGCATTCGTTACGGACCCTGCTGATCCAGTGGTATTTTGGTTCAGGGTTGGGATATCGGCAGAAACAATGGCCCGGAAAGTTGGAGCGCCTGTCGAGCCATTTGGAGCAGCTAGGAAATAGTTCGCGGTTTTAGATGCGTATGGATTGATCGAATCACCATAAGCCGTGGCAAGAGTCCATGACACTGCAGCTGATCCATTAAAGCTTGATCCACTTAATCCCGTTCCTGCTGAATGCGAGTTAGCAACGCTCCCAGCTTGTCCCGTAGTGTTTTGGTTAAACGTTGGCCAAGTAAACGTGCCAGTACTGAAATTTCCCGATTGTGGCGTTCCAAGAATTGGGGTTACTAAAGTTGGGCTTGTGGTCAGAGCAAAGTTTCCTGAACCTGATACTGCATTTCCAAGAGCCGTTTGGACTCCTGCTCCAAGCGCCGTTAAACCAGTCCCACCATAAGCCGTTCCTATTGTGGACCCATTCCATGCTCCAGCGTAAATAGCCCCAGCATTGTTAATGGCAAAAGCCTTAGTGCCTCCCGAATATGTCCAAATGTCAATCAAGTCGGCAATTTGGGAGGAACTGTACCCATAAAGCTGAAGCACATTAGATGATGTGCTGAATGCGGTGAAAGATACGGGGCTAATGATGTTCGATCCCAGCGTGTAGACGTTTCGGACAGAGGCAAAAATAATCCCCGTTGAGGAACCGCCTACAACCACGAATCCTGCACGAACCGCATAGAACGGGCTTGCCGGTTGAATCGTAGTCAATGCGCCAGCCGTGGTTGGGGACAGGTAAAGAGTCTGCCCCGCAGTCATGCCTGTAGTGTTGTAGCTGAAAATTTCCCCAAGGATGACAACAATGCCGGTCGATCCATTGGCAATGGATTGCCCCGTAATGCCGACCATGTTTGCGGTTGACTGTGATGTAGCGATAGCAGGGGTGATGTAAGGATAATTACCGCTGCTTCCACCGCTCAAGTAGACAGCCGTTCCTGCTGGAATAGTTGAGCCTGTGTTGTTGTAGCAAACTTGATCGACTTGCTGCCCTATATTGATCTCATAGCCGGTAGCATTGTAATAAGACAAGCTGTCTTTGGTTTGGTCATACCAGACCAATCCGGTTGCAGCGGTTGGATTCGATGATTGAGGGCTAAATGTTAAATAAGGGTTTCCCCCGGCATCAACATATCCAGAGGCATCCAAATTGACAGATTTCCCTGCAGGATAGTCCACCCATACGTTTTGAATCCCGCTGCTGAAGTTCGTTAATGAACCCGCATTAGATGAAGCAAGAACCGTAGTTCTGGCAAGCGTGTTGCCCGTGGATGAATACGTCCCAAGACCTACTTCCCAGTTGGCCCCAACTTGATCGGCTATTGCGTAAAAAGTGGTATTTCCGTTACCAATACCAGCCAAAAAAGTTTGAAACCCGCTCACTGCTCCGAGGAGGGTTACTGTACCCGTCCCCGGAGAACTGCAGGTTTCTTGGACTCTATCTGCAAGGATTAGAGTCATAAAGTTTTACTCTGTTGGAGCTGAAAGATCAGGAGCAGGAGGTTCGACAGCAACCACCGGGGTTGCCTCTAACTCGCTCTGCTCAAAATAACGCTGCTGTTGAGTTCCGTCTGCAGCAACATAGCCGACCAAAACCGTAACGTTGCCCGTATTTGGATCAAATCCAAATCCAAGAACCGTTCCCTGAATTGGAGGAGGAAGAATTTGAGTTACGGCTTCGCCTTGAACAAAATTAACCATGATCGACCCCTTACATTGATAGAGTATAAGAAACCTGAACAATGTTTCCACTGTTTACAGGCTGTGCGCCACCCGTGAAGAAACCAGCAGAGAGTAGCGTTCCAGCCGTACTCATCAACGTGGCAACTGCACCCGTACCGAATACCAAGAATGCACCCTCAAGCGTTCCGGCGCTGGTCATCGTATAGCTTACTGCAGCGGACGTTGAGATAGACCCAGAAGCAGCAGTTCCGAAGCTTGGAGCAATACGAGCTGCAAAGGTTGGCGCGTTTGTTGAACCTGCTTCAGTCCATAGGCTGTGTGAGGCCATCGTGTCATTGATGCGGGTAGCTGAAGAGGTCGTAACGTTACCGCCCGTGATGGTCATCGTAAGGCCAGAAACGATTGTAAAGTTAAGCGTGGTTCCGGTCGTTCCGGTCGTTGCCAAGAACGTACCATTCAGGGCAGCGAATGAGCCCGTACCTGCAGCGGAGGCAATCGTAAACGTATCACCGGGGAGCAAGCCGTGAGCTGCTGCCGTGGTCAGAGATACCGCGCCCGTTCCAGTCGTGTAAGTACCGCTGGAAATAGTTGTTGACAACGGAGTCCAGCCAACTGAAGAAATCATGCCCATATAGGGGCCAACCACCGTATAACCTGAACCCGTCAAACCAGTCTGAAGCAACAGGTTTTTGCCGACATAAGTGACAACGTTCTTAACGTCATCTTCCCAAAGCAGCGGACCGCCTTCAAATTCAAAGCACTTAAAGTGGTAAGTGCCATGTATACCAATAGATTCCCCAAGGGAAGCATTGGCGCAAATCGAAGCAATAGATGCTTCTAGTGCGTTTGTTTTTTCGCTAGATTTCATGTTAGTCCTCTAAATCAAAGTTGATGACAGGTTTACAAATGCAACGGCAGTAGGGCAAATCTCCCGGCAACCCTCGAACTTCCTCACCGTACATTACACCAATAACAGGAGGATCGTCGAAGGAATACTCATTCCCCGACATTCTAATATGGTTAAGCCTTGGTTCTTTGCTCCCGCCAGTATGCACCCAAATAAACTTCTTTACTCCCAATGACTTGAGGCGAGAAGTATTTATCGACTGATACGATTTGCGCGTTTGATCTAAAGCGACATTTCGCGCATGGCGTATGTTCCCATTGTATTTCTTTGTGAGGAATGGTACTAGGTCTTCCATTCCCTTTCCGGTCGTAATGCTTCGCATGACCTGACCACCGACCTCAGACAGGTATTTTTGAGGTATCAGCTTGATGAGCCCAGCAGCTTCCTGAGTGCTGGCTTTTATAACGTCATCTATCTGTTCATTCCGAAATGACGTGTCAATGGTAAAGTCTTCGCTTGCTTCCCTGAGAGATAGGCCCAGAGTTACAGTAGAGTTGCGGACTGTCCGCTCAATCATCCGGTCGGTTGATTCTTTGGCCACTTTGTTGAATCTCTTAGTCCATTTGGCCATTAGGTAATTCATGAGGATTCGGGCTTGGCTGGAGATTGAGGCATCCTCAGCAAATCCGAATTTGTTCTCTTTGAAGAGTTTTTTCAGCTCCCGCTCAACATCACGGGACATAAGCTCGATAAGGTTTATCGTTGGCTTGGCATAGTCAGAGGCTATGCTTGCGTTAGGACGCAAAGCACTCCCAACCAAGCCATCAATTTTATTCTTGCGCTTTGCCATTTTTGGGCTTACGTCCTCTGCGTGGTTTTTGTAAGGCTGCATCTTCAGTCATGCAATCTTCTTCTTTTGCCTCTTCCACTTTTTCAGGTTCGATTTGCCCTTGGTCAGAATCATTCACGCTCATATAGTCATTGAAAGCTTTCTCTGAGGCTTCTTCCTGCTCCTCATCATCAAACGGATCTTCATTGAGGATTCCAAGTTCGTCATAACCGCTTTCTTTATCGGTTGCTAGTCTTTGTCTCTCGTCTTCGCTGCTAATAGCTCCAGATTCAATAAGCACCTGACCAGTTTGAGCCTTCATCATATTGGTCCGAGCCAGTTCTTCAGCCGTTGGGGTATCAAGTGGCAACCAGTTAATAGACAGCTCGAAGCTGAACTTCTTTTTAAGTTGGGGTTCAACATAAGACTTCATTACCAAACGATGATGACGGTTTAGGAATGGCGTAAGGTCATTTTCTTGGATGGATTCGAGCAGTTCGTGATAACTAGCCTCTTCATATTCGCCCGTAGCATTAAAGCCTTTAGGAGAGGTTCCAAGCAGCTTGGTAGCGGGTACGCCAGCGATTGCAGCAACTAGTTGATACTGAGTCATGATAAGAGCGTCAAAGTCAGCAAGACTAGTATCAAATTGCTGGAATTCGTCTGCTTCCTTATCACCAAGTTTAATTCCGTAGTTGTCGCGATACGCTGCCCATTGTTGGAGTCGGCTAATAGCTGCTGTAGTGTCTGACATCACAGCTTCCATATCGGTCAACCAGACAGTTGTGCGCTTCGACATAGCCAACTGAGGAGCTTCATTTGAAGTTCTCTCTGCAGCGTATACACGCTCCATGATCTGCTGAGTTAAAGGTACACCGCCATAAATGTACATTGGCTTTAGTACGTCTACGGGCTCAGCATGACGGAAAATAATTAAATGACTTCTATGGATCTTCTTCCCGTTTATGATCCAGTAGGTTGGCTCGTAGAAGTGAAGCGTGTCAGGTTGACTTGAAGCAGCATTATCAAGCCAAGGAGCAGTCCAGTAGGGATCAACCTGCACAATGCCCTTGTAGCTGTTTGGCGTAACACCGTCGATATTGAATGGTTTCTCATAGTATTGCGGATCAGTCGATTGGACCTTGAACATCGCAATTCGAATACCGAAGATGCGACCCTTGCGGATGAACTCCCGCATTTTGAATTTGACATTAAACGCTCGGTCGTAAGCTTTGAGGATTTTGTAAGCATCGGGGTCCAGCTCGTCTCCATTATCCGTTGCTATGTTGTAGCCTTTACGAATGGCATCGTCTCCGGGCATTGCGCAAGCTTTGTTGATGAGCCAGTTCTGAGCCAGAATCCCGCAAAGCTGGGCCCCAATGAACCCTTGGGTTGCATACCATCCAACCACTGCTTCGGATACGGTATTGATTCCACCGTTGGGATAGTACATTTTGAAAGCAGCAACTCCATTGCTGGAGTCATCCATTGCAAACTCGCCATGAAGGGCTGGCTGCTCTTTCTGAAGGGAAACTATTCTATCGTTTAAGGCAAACTTTGCTGCGTCTGGGTCTAAAGCGTCAAAGGTATGTGTGCTAAAAAGGCTATTTTTAACCTTTTGCGTTTGTGGCTCTTCGGGAGCCTTGGCTTTCTTTTTGAAACAGTTGAACATAAAACCCCTATCCAAAGAAACTCTTACGAGCAACCATTATTTCAGAAAACGCTCTTGACAGGGAGTCGATTTGGTCATCATGAGCTCCATTAGGGAACACTCGCATTTCATTGATGAGGGCTTGATTCCAATCTCCTCGAAGCATAAGCACGTTGCCAACGTTCACTTGAGCTGCAAATGGTTCTGCGCGGGTTATTTTGTCTCCCGTCTCAGGTGAGCTTTTGACATTGTATCCCGACAATGCACGAGTTAGGTATAACACTTGGGTTTTACCTGCTTGACCGGGGTCTTGAGGGATGCTGATTCTTACGCCTCGCCCATCCTGTGAGGCTATGTTAATCATTGCAGCGTCTCGCTGGTCTGGTCCTACGCGCATTCTGGCCATATCCGCAATAATGTACCGCCCATCTTCGAGCCGTCCGAGCTTGCCTCCTGCTGTGTAATCCCCTTCCGGTGAACTGGCCAAGTCCCAGCCTCGACACCACTTGATCGAGCCAGCAGGAATTGCGTCCACCACTTTGATTTGGTCAGGACGAAATAAATCACCCTCAAGCGGAGCGGGACGTTGCTGGAAGAGTGCAGCCCAAGTCCTTGGGTTTTGCTCGAACTGATCCCAGTGTTTACGGTCGAACCATTCTGGCCAGAGATATACGCCAATTTCACGTCCAAGCGGGTCATTCTCCTGTTCGCATTTAGCTGCAAGACAAATAACTTCCCAATAGTTGCCATCTTTGCAAAGAATCTTTCCACTTTCACCGTTCCAGTCTTCTGGAAGGATTCGCCCTGATAAATCATCTTCGTGCCACCGTGTATTGTGGCTTACTAGACCGTTGGCAATGAAGTTCTCAGTCCGTTCTACCTGAATATCATAAACGTCCTCATAGCCTTCCGAATATATTGCCTCTACGGTGTCAAGAATGAAGTCTGAGGTATTCAGCGGCCCGCTCAAGGATTTCGGATGTCTTTCCGTATCCGACGGCCAGATTGCAATCGTTGCACAGTAATCCCCGAACCTTCGCAGTGTCGTGGCAATGATCGACGCATAATTTGCCGCCCCAATGCGCTCTAACATTTTTCCCCGGGGGTTCACCACATACGGCACACTTTCCGCCTTGCGCTTCCAGAATCCGGTTGTATTCTTCGATGGTGATTCCGTATCGGTGTTTGAGGTGCGCTGATCTGTGGGATTCTGCGTTGACTGATGGCGCCCTGTAGCCGCTCTGCCACCGCCACTTATTGTAATGAGAGTTGCAATACCCTCGAACGCGAACGTCTTTTTCGCATCCGTCAGCTTTGCACTTAACCCCAGTCCACTTTCCTTTTTGACCCGGAAGATTTCTTGGCCCGGGACTATATTTTTCAGACGAATCCATTTTGGTTCTCCACCCACATTAACAAGAAACGGATGTCTCTCGTTTGCGCGGACGATTATCCCTGACTTCATCTTAATTACATAGATTAAATCAGGACCATTGTTTCTCCAATTTAGAACCTTTGATTTTGTGAGCTTACCGTTTTCAAAGGTAGCAATTTTGTCTCCAATTTTGATGTTCTTAAGGTCTGTTTCAGTTCCATCAGCCATCAAAACAGATGTATCTCCCGTCATACATTGAATTATGCAAATCCATCCACCCGGAATAAGTCGAGTTTTTAAGTCATCTTCATACGCTGCAAAGGTACGATCCCTTATAGTTTGTGAGTTTGCTTGATCTCTGCCTTTTACTGGATCATCAATAATGATCCCGTTGGCGCGGTTGCCCGTGATGCCACCAAGAATTCCGCAAGCCATATATTCTGAACCGTTAGTCAAAGCAAACTCTTGGGCTGCTGATGATTCAGTCGTCAATCCAGTTGCCCATATTCCTTTGTATCGTGGTTGCTTAATAATGGATCGGGTACGCCGCCCCAGCTTACGGGCTAGATCGTCTCCATAGCTGGCCAGAATAATCCGGCTTCCGGGGATGGCCCCCATATAGTCGGAAGGAAACACCACTGAGGCATACGTTGATTTAGCACTGCCCGGAGGCATGAAAACCATCATTCGCCCGTGTTTGGTTCTTGAGACTTCATAAAGTTTGGAAAGAAGAAGACGATGGTGCAAAGCCATCGTAGTTTCGACTGGATAAAAGAACTCAGTGTCAGGATCTTCCGATCCGGGTTTACCCGGAACATCAATGGCATTTGCATAGTGCAGGATGTCCTCTCTTGCCATCCTACGAATTAAAACTTCCCTAGCTGCGTCCGATTGCGATTGCGAGTAGCTCATCGTCGGTCATCTCTCTAAGCTGGGATGCACCAATTTGGTTATTAACCTGTACGGCAACGTCTGGAGACTTTCCATAAATGTTCTCTTTTCCTTTTCCAATGACATTTTGGGCAATTTCTAACTCCTTCATATCCATGATTGGAGTCTCTTGAACCTTCTTTACTGCCCTTTGTGCAATCAACAAACTGGCCTTCCGAAAGAAGTGCAAATCTTTTGTGCGCTCATCAACTAGAGTCTGATGAACCTCAAGCTCTGTTGAATTTAGTGTTGATTTTTGCTCCGAAATCTCAGCAAGCTGTTGTTTCACATGGACAGTTTTTTCAACAAGGGGTTGAATTTTACCCTTTACCCATCCTTCTGTCTTTGCCTTTTTGCTAATAGAGCTTCTGTCTTTAATAGCAACTTCCTCCCTTTCAGTAATCTCTGAAAGAGACAGACCGCTTTCATAAAATGCTTTGACAACATCCCAATCGTGTCTTGTGTATGCCATGTCATTTATGGGTTTGAATTTTCTTGTTCAATGCTTTTGAATTCGAACGTTGCAGTCAATCGAGCATCGGATGTTGATCCAGCCAATATTCCTGTTTTTGCCGTATCTTTCAAACGACCCGGTTTTCTTACCATTGCCCATGCTTTGTCATGTTGTAATCCATGAACAAATGCAGGTGAGCTTGTAACCAATGACACTCTAAATCCTTGTTTTTTGTATTTTTTGGCTATCTCATTCAAAAATTGTTTGCCGAGTCCAATACCTTGATAATCAGGTTTGACCACTATTCGATGAATACGCTTCATGTTTTTGACGTGAGGATGCGGAAAATGCAAAACTGAACACCACGCCACAGGTCGATCATTGATTTCGCAAATGTATTTGTGCGCTGCCATATTGTGATCGTGGCTCAAATAATGAAACTCCATGAATTGCTTCCATTCACGTTGCTCAGCTTTTCTGATGTTGCAGACAATTTCAGGACGCCGAAGATCCCTCCAGACAAATTCTGCTTTGTCGCAGTTGTAAACCCAATCAGGTTCCAACCATTTTTCAATGTCATAATGACAAGAAACAGCGATGAATTGTTTGTCTTGTTTCCTGATGAATTTTTGGATTGCTGACGATCCTACGCAAGCCACTTGGCGATCCACAACAGAAGTAAACTCATCATAAATGCAGGGTTTTTCGCTTGTTAGGATCAATTTGGCGAGTTCTGCTCGCATCTTTTGACCGTTTGATAAGACTTGAAATGGTTTTAGCCAATCAGGAGGCGAAGCGAACCCGACTTTGCACAGCGTTTCCGTAATGTCTTTAGCTGAATGATCGCCAAAATCATCAATAATGGATTGCCCCGTCCATTCATAGCCTTCAAAAAAAAGGAAATCTTTAAACAGGCGTCGAGCAATTGTTGTTTTACCGCTTCCTGATGCTCCGACAATTAGACCTACATTCCATTTCTTGTCTTCAATCGGAATTTTAACGTCGAATTCTTTTCTGACTACATCGGCATCAAAATCGAACGCTGATTTGACTTTGTTTGCTTTGAATGAATTTGATGTGGGACTTTCAATTACAAACTTTGAACTCGGCATTTATATCCCTCGATGTCCAAACGATTAAAAATTTTTTCTTGTTCTTCTTCGTCTTTGCATTCAACAATTACGTTAAAAACTTCAGAATACAATTCTTCTTTTAATTCTTTTTCTTCTTCTTGAATTTCATCAAATAAATTAGCTAATTCAATTAAATCAAAGCCTATGATTTCCAAATTAAAATCATAATTGGCAAGTTCTTTAAGTTCAATTTTTAAAAGCGATTCATCCCATCCAGCATTCATGGCCAATTTGTTGTCTGCTAAAACAAGTGCCCGTTTTTGAGCTTCAGATAGATGAGCAAGCTGGATGCTCGGGATTTCTTGTATTCCAAGTTTGCGCGCAGCCATAACGCGCCCGTGTCCCGCTATGAGACCATTTTCCCCATCAATCAAGACAGGATTGGTCCAGCCAAATTCTCGGATGCTGGCAGCGATTTGCGCGATTTGCTCGTCAGAATGAGTTCGTGAATTTCGAGCATAAGGGATAAGGCTTTCTAAGGGCCTATATTCGATGGTAATCATGAGTTTTCCTTTTTTGTTTAATCTTCGTCAAGAGGATTTTACTGTTAGGCGTGAAACCAGAAAACCCCGAAGGGTCTGGTTACGGTTCCAGCGCCAGAGAAAGGAAAAAACTGGCCGATTCCGGTCAGCATATCCAATCTTATTCACTCAAGCAATCTTAACTATCCCACGCTCGAACAAAAGCCCGATAGTTCTCCTGTGGGCAAGCTCCCAGATTGCCACTCGTTCCTCTCTTTTCATCTTTGAACCTTGATCTATCTCCATGTGACATTTATGGCATAAAGCCGATATGCGAAAATCGTGAGCTTTAATTCCTTTACCTTTTCCGTCAATAAGCTGATTGCTGTGACTTGCAGCTATTGTTGAGTCTTCTATCCCACAAGCTTGACAAGGAAAATCCCTTACTGCTTCAAGTAGCTTTTTATTACGGTAGTTCATCGTGCCTCATTTGTGCCTTGATGATGGCCATGCGATAAAGCAAAGCCTCAATGTATCCACAAGCGTCCATCAGCTCTTCCTGAAGATGAACCAGCCATTGCTCTTCCGTCAGGTCGTCGCGTTCTAGCGTTACCCCGTACTTTTTGAGCCCGTGTTGAGCCCGTTTTTGAATTTTCTTGCAAACTCTATCTTCAATAATGCTCATGTTTCCACTTCCTGATCTATTGCCCAAGCCTGTATGTATTCGATCAGCTCGATCATTTCGTTCTTTGTAAGCTCGGATGTTCTGCGAAATACAATGTCTACCCCATACCCATCAATAGCCGGGAGCATTTCCAGCGGTTCACCACGAGCCCGAAGCCATGCAGCGGTAAGTAAGCGCTTCCATACTTCAACATCGCGCCGTTTACCAGCCCACTCAAGATACCTTGCAATGTCGCTCAATAGAGCGTGAAGCTTGGCATTCTGTGCCAACGTTCGCTTGACTGGCTTAACTTCGACTGCATAGCCGTCTGGGGCCTCCTCAACCGCTTTTTTGGCATTAGCCCTTGCTTCATCATGGGCCAGAACAAAATAACGTCTCATCGCCAATCCCCCGATTTACCACGATTTCCTTTTTTCCATTGATCTACAAAATCCTCTTCAGTAAGTTTTTTCATCCATGCAGCTTTTGGCCCGTTGATATAACAGCGATATTTCTCAAGCCCCCACTCAGCGCGATACTTTAAGAGTTGCCTAATTAAACAACGATATTTATGCTGTTCTTGATCCATCTTTCGGCTTTCTCTTTTCGACTATCTTCAAAAGGCAGCGCTGGTCATTTGCATGAATTTGGTCTATCGAGTCATATTGAAAAGCCCATTTTCCGTTGTATATCCCAAACATGATTTCACGCGCTCTAGTCCAACTAGAAGCGGTTATTGAGACGTAACCGGGGCCACCTTGAGTGGCCGATAATGTGAAGAAGTGTTCGCTCATTTTTTCACCACTCTACAGTCCAGACAGCGCCAGCCCTTTACAGCCGGGGCTTTGTCTTTTGGTTTGTATTCCCTGCAGATTTCACAAAAGCGTTTCCCTCTGATTGAAACCAGTCTTCCTGCAGCATCCAAAAAGGATCCATTGGCCCTAGTTTTTTGGCTTACACTAGTCATGGTCATGCCCCGGTTGAACCGAAACCGCCTATTCCTCGGTCGGTATCAGAAAGCATTGCCGTTTCAAAAAATTCAACTTTAGGGATAGGCACGATCATTCCCTGAGCGATACGGTCCCCATGCGTGATGTTGAGAGAAAGTGTATATTCAGAATCTTTTGCAAGCTTTACTTTAAGCTCTCCTCGATAGTCCGAATCAATGACTCCCACGCAATTTGCAAGCCTTACCGAGTTTTTGAAACCATGCCCGGACCTGCTATAAATCAACATAACGTATCCTTCAGGAATTTCAAATGCTAATCCTGTTGAAATAGCGACTGGCATATCCGCGTATATGGATTGTGTTTCCTTCATCACTGCAAAGATATCAAAACAACCTGAACCATCAGTGGCGTATTCAGGTAGTCGGGCTTCTTGAACAAGCTTTTGAACTTTTACGGTCAATGTGTTTTCGGTCATGGTTTCTCCTAGATTTGTTCTTTTGGTAGTTTTTCAGGATGGTATTGATAAGACCAAATTGTTTTTCTGGCCCTCTCATGCGTTCTTTCGGTCAATTCCCTGCTGACATATCTGTTTCTGTACAAATGGCAAAGGGCCATTGAAATGGCAGAGTTTGAGAGATTAGTTCTATCTCGTATCATCGGCAGGGTTAGTGGTGTTTCTGCGCTTAGGAAGGTCTCTCGGACCCTAACAAGCGCATTCTTTGAGTTATTCATTAGTTGCTCTTCATAACTTGTTGGCGATTCTTTAACTTTTGACTCCATTCTCGCAGCTTATCCAGAGCCTCTTCCTTGTCTCTTTGAGCCTTGGCTATCTGCTCAGGGGTCTTTGGTTGATGTTCAATCCTTGGGGCTGGCTTAGGAGGTATCGCTGGCCCATCGTTGCAAAGCTCCTTGAATGCCAAAACCGAAGGAGGGAATTTAGGGTCCATGTGCTTCAGGGCATAATCGAGCTTGGGCCTGTAGGTCAGGAAGACCCCTAGCATTTCCTCCCAAGTCTGCCTCACCAACATCACGTCTACTCCTTCCCAATGGCGCATGAATGCAGCGCCGTAAATCGCTCCCATTCTTCCGAAGACATAATCCATCCCTTCGGATGATTCGCAAAAATCACTTTCCAAGTAATCCAACATTTTTCCCTCCTCCTACAAGTCCACGAGTTAAACCCGATAATACTTCTCTGTTCCGGTCTCCTGCTGTTGGTTTGTCGTTGTTGTCTTTCAACCAAGATGCTTTAAGCCCTATAGAACCCCTAACGCACCAAACAGAAAAGAACTGCTCCAGAGTCATGCCAGCAAGAGCTGCTTCTTTCCTTGCTTCCTTGATAACCGTTTCAGTTACCGAAGCCTTTTTAAGCTTTCGATGCTGCATCCAATCACCCCAGACTTGTTCGCTCACATCAGGGGGACAGGCAACGATAGTTGCCTTCTTCTTACTTTTGGTTATTGGTTCTTGGTTTATGGTTATTTGTTTATGGTTAGCATTGCCTTCGGATTGCGTTTGCAATGCGTTCGCATTTTTCTTTGACTCTTCCCTTTGCCAACGGGCATTTGCTGACTCTCTAGCTTTCTCAGATTTACCGTGATAGGCAGCAATAACTTCATCGCAACGTTTGTGAACATATCCCTCTTCGGTTAATTCGAAGAAGTCATTCAATACGTTTTGAAAGCATCGCTTTTCGTCTGCACTGCGAACGCTATGCGAACGCATAAGCTTCGCAATGTCACCGCATAGAGGCATTTCATGAAGGTAATAAGAATCAAGCAGTTGGCGATAGATGCCATGCTCTAGCAACGAAAGGTGTAAAGTGTCCTTCCGGTAGTCACCGATATTGTGAGCGTAGAAGTGCATCATTCCTCCGAGTCTGAAAAGTCTTGGAGTTTGAATAAATTTGCTGAAATAAACGCTGCCAGATGGTGGGCTTGTGTTTTTGTCAAAACAACACAGTCTTCTCCATCGCGCTGCATGATACGCAAAGATCCGTCTATATCAGCGACTATTTCAGTCTCATAAGCGGATATTAAAAGTCTGGTTTTTTGTGTCATGGTCCTTCCCTCAAAAGGTTAAGCCTCATTGAAAAAGGTAGGCAGAACGATGAGGAACCGTCTTTTCGGGAGCTACCCTAGCCTAGCTTCATTGTACTTCATACGAGCCCAAGCCCCGTATTATTTAATCATACATCAAAACGAAAAGGTAATACATTTATTTTGACGTGTCTTTGGTTTGTTTTGTGATACATTCAATAGGATTAAACCATTAAATTTTGTTGAGGGCTATATGAGGTCATCGTGGACAGAAGCTGAAATAGTTGAATTTATTGAGCTTTACCCAGAAAAAGGCAAAGCATGGTGCATGAAACACTTTTCAAAATCAGAAGGTCAAGTTAGAGACAAGGCATCTCGATTAGGGCTCAGAATCAATCAAAATTCCGAGTTCATGAAACGGTCCAAAAAACTTATGGGAGAAAAATTAAAAGGAAGGAAACGGCCACAACATTCTGAAGTCATGAAAAACCGTTATTCTGAAAATTGCCCTATGACTCAATGGGTAAAAAACAATGGACAAGAAATTTCCAGAAAAGCAAAAGAAAGAATACAAGATAAAGGCCATCCCAGAGGTGCGCTCGGCCTTAAGCATTCAGAAGAAACCAAAGAAATCTTGTCTCAAAAGTCTAAATTGATGTGGAAAAACATGGATGAAAAAGCAAAAGACGAATTGATTTCAAAGCGATTGAGAACTTGGGCAAAAAATGGGAATCAGGTTGTGCATAGAAAAGCTTCATGGAAAGGAGCATGGAGAGATATTGGCGGGAAAAACCATTTCTTCAGGTCGGCATGGGAAGCAAATTATGGTCGCTATCTTCAATGGCTAAAATCACACAACAAGATAAAAGACTGGGACCATGAGCCCAAAACTTTTTGGTTCGAAGGAATAAAAAGAGGTTGCGTAAGTTATTTGCCAGATTTTTTGGTGCAAGAGATTGACGGGTCAGAGTCTTACCATGAAGTCAAAGGGTGGATGGATGACAGAAGCAAAACAAAAATCGCCCGAATGGCTCGATATTTTCCAAAAATCAAGCTTATTGTAATTGACAAAAAGTCTTACCGATCCTTAGAAAAAACCATGAAATCTTTCATTTGTGATTGGGAATGAAATAATTGTTGCATGGTCATACTTCTTCTGTCATACTTCAATCGTACCTTAAATCTTGAAACCACGAAAGGAGATTGAAATGCTTTACAGAATCGTAACCAAGTCTGAAGCTGGCTGGAAAACCATAGACCTTCAGCAAGAAAACGTTGGCGATTTCGTTGAAAAGATGGAGGCCCTTGGGTATTCCTACAACGGACCTTCACAAAACAAGTTCTTGAGAGATGAGATCAAGGGCAAGCCAACTTTCTCTGAACTTGCTGGCCCAATGTACGATGGCCCCGGAGTCATTCGGTACGAGTGCTGGGCAGCTTACGAAACCCTGTCAAACTAACCACGAAAGGAGAAAATCATGGACTATGATCGTTGGCTTGAAAAGCCTTACCAAGACCAGTGCGACAGAGATAACGCTCTGGAAGCGATTGAGGAAGAGCTGCTTAAAGGAGATTACAACCCCGATAGCTTTGACAACTTTGTAGAGGCCCTCTCCGAAGTAGATCAAGAGCAAATTGAAACTCTTGAAGACTACATCGAGCAGCGCGAATACGAAAAACTTGGCCGAGCGCTTTGGTGTATTTCTCTTGAATACTGGGAGAAACAAGCGCAAGACAAGGCTTCAGAAGTGTATTACAATAGATGCAAAGATGATTATTAACCACGAAAGGAGTTTTTCAAATGCTAAAGCTAGTCACCCTAGCGCTTCCAGTCTGCATAGCTGGATGCGCGTCTAAAGCCCCACCGCCTTTAATTCTTCCTGTTGAGCCTGTCTACAAGCTCAGGAACTACGATGGCCCAGAAGCCATGAGCCCCGAAGAAGTGTTTATGAAATCGCGTGAGTGCGTCATGAACAAGATGAGGCCAAACGTAAATTATCTATACGTTAAAACGGATCATGGCAATGCGCCAGTTCCGATCAGCGTCATCTGTTCACCGTTCTGAGGTGAATCATGCTTAACATTATCTGCTTTTTTTTAGGATTTATTGCGTATCCGTACATTAACCACCTGCCATTCCCAAATGTGACAGCGGTTCAGCAAGCGGAAGCAGGACAGAAGCCAACTGCTGAAGATTTGAAGAGGTTGGAGTATGTCAAAGAATGCCAGCGTTACGGTTTTTCGGAGCCTGAATGCGAAAACTTTTGGGACGGCATCCCAAATTAACCACGAAAAAGGAAAATGAAATGAAAGTTTATAAAGCAATTAACTCAGTGCAAACTGAATTATCCAAAATTGGCATCACCAAAAGCCGAACTAATACTCAAGGGGCTGGATACAAATTTCGAGGAATTGACGACATTTTCAACACCATCAGCCCACTGTTAGCCGAGCATAAGCTCTGCATACTGCCTAGAGTTATTGCGCGAGATTGTGTCGAGCGTATTAGCCAAAGAGGTTTGGCCCTATTTTATGTCACTGTTGAGGTTGAATTTGACTTTGTAAGTTCTGAAGATGGCAGCAAACACATCATCAAAACTTTTGGGGAAGCTATGGATAGCGGAGATAAGGCAACCAACAAGGCCATGAGTGCAGCTTATAAATACGCAGCACTTCAGGCTTTTGCGATTCCAACGGAAGGAGACAATGATTCAGAGAATCAAACTCACGAAATCCAGCCTGAGCCAACCAAGCAACCTACGCTTGAGAAGATCCCAGAGAATCAGATTATTGATTTTATATCGGCCATTGAATCTTCTAGCAATGAAGAAGAGATAAAAAAATATTACACCGCGGCTTATCGCCTGGCTCAAGGCAAAAAAGACCAAGATGCTATTAAGCGATTCACTGAAGCAAAAGACCAAGCAAAAGCAAAATTGGAGAATCAATAATGACTGATTTAACGCTTTATCAAATTGCCGACAATTACATTGCTGACATGGAAAAGCTGAAGGATATGGACCTAGATGAGCAAATCTTAGCGGATACGCTTGAAGGTATGGCTGGAGACCTTGAGGTTAAATCCACCAACGTTGCCATGTTTATGAGGAATCTTGAAAACACGGCTGCAGCTATCAAGGAAGCCGAGAAAGATATGGCAGCAAGACGAAAAGCCATAGAGAACCGGATAGACCAAATCAAAGACTACTTGAAGGTCAACATGGAGCGGACCGGGATAACTAAGATTGAATGCCCGTACTTCGTCATAAGTGTGAAGAAAAACCCGCCAGCCCTGAAGGTTGAGGACGAGGCAAAGATTCCAGACAAGTATTTCACGATCCCAGAGCCACCGCCTCCGGTCCTGGATAAAGCCAAACTCAAAGATGACTTGAAAGCTGGAGTCGAAATCGAAGGGGCAATTCTTACCGCTGGAACGTCATTACAAATCAAATAGGAGCATTTATGTCTAGTCTGAACAAAGTCATGTTGATAGGAAATATCGGAAAGGATCCAGAAGTCCGATATACCCAAGCGGGTCAAGCGGTCACTAATATCTCAATCGCAACGACTGAGCGGTACAAGGACAAACAAACGGGCCAGCAAAAGGAAATCACTGAATGGCATCGAGTAGTGTTCTTTAACCGACTGGCTGAGATTGCAGGGGAATACCTAAAAAAAGGAGCTGTCTGCTTTGTGGAAGGCCAAATGAGAACCCGTAAATATACTGATGGCAACGGAATCGAGAAGTACACCACTGAAATTGTGGGCTCTTCGATGAAAATGCTGGGAGGCAGGGATAACAACTCAGGGCAACAAAACGGCAATCATCAAGGTCAAATGGATGAAGATGGTTTTGATTCGGACGTGCCTTTCTGATATGTTGTTGATTTGAAAGGGATTCATTCTAATCGGAGGATGCAGCATGGTCAATTTCAAAATATGCAAGAAGTGCAAGGAAAGTGAGCCACTGCATGAGTTTTACAGGCATCCAAATATGGCCGATGGTCATCTTAATGTCTGCAAACAATGCAAGCGTGAAGACTCTATTCAACATCGACTGAAAAACATAGAGCGAATTAGAGCTTACGACCGGGAGCGTGGAAAACTCCCGGAACGTATAGCGTTTAACGTCATGAGTAACAGGCTATGGCGTAAAGCCGACTGTAGACGCGCAGCAGCGCACAATGCAGTTAGCAGAGCACTAAAGAACGGTACGCTCGAAAAGCAGCCCTGTGAGCGTTGTGGCTATGAGAAATCACTAGCCCATCATGAGGATTATGACTATCCGTTACTGGTCATGTGGCTTTGTCAAATTTGCCATAAGCAAAGACACAAGGAAATTGATGAGGAAAGATTGGCAGAACTATCTTTGTCTGTAGTAAAGTTGCCCTCGATCTCCTCATGAGATTGTGTTTCCTGCTTACTCTCCGATGGATCTCAGAAGTCCATCATTGGCGAATCTTCACGGTTCGCCTTTTTTTTGTCTTCCCTATTGCGTAATGTATGACAATATGTCATACTTCAATCGTCTTCTTATTTTCAACCACGAAAGGAAACCGACAAATGAAAGCACCAATAGTAATGATTGCAGCAATACGCACAATTCCAAAACAAAAACGTTTTAAAGCAGCATTATTGGCTGAAAAAACTTTCTATTGCCATTTGGCTAAAAACAAATTAGATGGCAACTTCACAAAAGAAGATTGCATTTTAATGGCTGCCGAGGCAGCAGCAGCAGAAATCTATTATCAATTTGCATAAATAAAACTGCGCCAAGGATGGTGCATCACGAAAGGAAAGAAAATGAAAAATAAATACAACCCTAACAAAATGTACCAAGGAAACTTCATTGAGCCAAAGAAAGCCCCGCTGTGGGTTGAATACGCCAGCCTCATAACACTAGGGGTGGTTATGGGCGGTTTGTTTGCTTACGGGCTTGTCACGGCTACTGGGGGCTAATGTGAATAAAGAACGCGAGTTGTTGATACAAGCAATTGATGCTTATGACATTGCGTCAAGCCCCTGCTCTGACAGGCTGCATCACGCCTTTGAAGAAATTCGTAATTACCTTATTTGCGAACCAGAATCCGATGAGCCTGTGGCGTGGGTTGATGTTAAAGAGACCGATCAAGGGCCTTATGAGTTTCACGGAATAAAGTTATTGCCAGTTGGCAAGCACAACCTCTACACCAGACCCGCGTAAGAAAGGAAGCCGATGACGGGCTGGAGAGGTGAGTGGGGGAACTTACATAACAATTTTGAAGAAGGAATCCGCTACACAGAACGACACCACGGGATTGGAGGAAAAGAATGAATTATCCAGATGAAATTAACTGGAGCTTGATTGTTGGAAACCTTCGCCGGAGCGGATTGACTCACGCGACAGTAGCAATGGAAACTGGATTTTCAGTTGGAGAACTTCGACAAATGGAATCTGAAGTTTATTATCCGCCTTACATCAGCATCATGAAGCTTCTGGATTTGCATCATGAAATGTGTCCGGGGCATCATGAATTGATTGCTAACCATAGCATTGAAGAAAAGGAGACATCATGACAAACAATGACCAAAATTTAATTCAACAAATGATTCGAGCCGGGAAAATGGACGCAATAAGAGATTTGCTTCCTGAATACCATCAAGCTCGAGCTGAAAGAATGATTGAAGAAATGGGGGAGAAGTATATCCTCCATCATAAAAACCACGTCAAAAGGCTTAAAACACCTTTAGCGCACTAAGAGGAAACAACAATGAACGATTATAAAATAAAAAAAGTAAACAAAAACGGGCTTAAATTTATTAGAGAAATTCTCGATCAATATCACGTTAACCCGCAAAGAGCTTGCGAAAAAGAATATGCAAAAGACGTTGAATTTGCGTTAACTGAATTATGTGACCCAATTCTTGAAATAAAAGCATTACATTCGGTAAGCGGTTGCACTTGCTCATGGGTTTTGTCAGAAAACGATATCACGACTTATTATGAATGAGCTGCATGAATGAAAAAAAACCCACAAGGTAGGCCTAAGAAAGCCTTAAAAGACCAGGTTATTGTTTGTTCGGCAGAAGCAGATTTGTTAGATGATTGCATAGGATTGCTGATTGTTTAACGTTTAGGCTTTCCGATGATCTTCCTCATTTCCTGTTCAAATTCGTGATCTTCTTTGCACCAATCATCACAAAAAGATCCGTGATCGAGTTTGGCGTTACAAGAAAGGCAGTACCCGCTGGTCGGATGCTGCCTTTTTTGTTTTGAGTGCTTTGGACGTAAATCGTCCGAGCTGTCAGAGAATTTCATTTCATGCCAGAAAGGAACTCATCCCTTTCCGCTATTCTGCGTCTCAGCAATCCAGCCATGTGCTTTCCGTGAGACATATCCCAATCATCGAACTGTTCGGCAGCGCCTTTGTAATTTCCAGCGTTCAAAAGTCGAAGCAATGTTGAGTTCTGAAAGTTGGTTCTGCCAACGTTGAATACAAAGTCCACCAGCGCGTCGAATTCCTGCTGTGACAGTCTGACCCTAACCAAAGCATTAACAGCGTTCACGGCCTTCTGAACGTCCCTCATGAGCAAGTCTTCGGCTTGCGTCTGTGTAATCTTCATTCCGGGATTGACTTCTGGCCCAGTGTGGCCGTATCCGATAGTCCAAGGAGTCCCGCCAGAGCCCGGATCTGGATACGCTTCGAGCTTGCAGCCCTCGAATTGCTCCGTCAAATGGAGCCCGTCTTTGGAATACTGCATCATTTGAGCGCGTTATATTTCTGGATCACTTCGTTCCGTTCGATTTCTGTTGCGGAGCAATCACGGGCAAAGTTGATAAGAGATTCGACATCCTGCTCAAGTAAGCGGAGTCCTTGGGCTGGTACTGGAGCGGGGGAGGAGCTGGGCAAGGTTGCTCGACCAGAACCGGGTTGCTTGAGCATCCCGCGATATTGAGCAATAAGAGAATCATACTGAGCTTGTAAGTCATCTTTTTCCTTTTGTTTGTTCTGCGAAATCTGGGCTTGCTGGTAGACAACCATATTCTCATGGTCAAGAGCATCCTTCTGAGCCTGTGCAGATTTCTGCTGCTCCTGAGCAATCAGCTTTTGATACTTGGCCGTATCTACTTCATGAGTGACCATCGCGGAGAATCCGCACAAAACCAGAAGGACGCAAATCTGCAGGTAAATCATGACTGCTCTTTCTGGGTTGCAGCTTTCCCGCCAATGAGAACGCCACCACCACCTAACAGGGCCCCAAAACCTATTCCGAAATCAGAAAAGTTAACAGGTAAACCTTTGAATATATGGAGAAAGCCTACAGCGCAAAAAGTGATTGAGGCCATCAATGTGCAGGATCTAGCAAGGCAGAATGTCTTGTTGTCATCTTCGGTAAGAATGTCTAAGAAAAACTGCTTTATGTTCATTCTGGTTTGGCTTTCTTTTTTGGTGCAGCTTTCTTTGCTGCTGGAGGCTTGGGCTCGGCCTTGGGTTTTGGCTTGGCCTTTTTGGGCTTTTTGTCTGGATGATGTTCTGGATGACGATCAAAATATGAGCCTATAACGGGCTCAACATCGAAAGGTTTGGGCTTGAAAAGAGCTAAAAGCTTCTTAATCATGGTTTGTCCGCTTTGCCGTCTAGACGGTCGAATATCAAATCAAGAGTCCTTTCCATCCTTGATAATCGAGCGTCTAAATCAGTTTTTCTGACATATTCCGTTGGGAGGAGAATCTCTAAATTCTTCATATCTCTAGCCAGTTCTGTTTGAGCGTCAGCTATTCCCTTTTGACTTGTGGATATGCTTTTTGTCCACCATCCGATTACACCACTAACGAACATATAAAACAGAGTGACGGATGCGATAATGGCCTCCCAACTCATGTTTACTCCTTATGCTGCAGGGTCAGACGTATCCCCGACTGGTTCTGCAGGAGCTTCAGAAATTGGCTCGGATACAGGAGCGGGGGCTTTCGCAGCAGCTTCATCGGCTGCTTTCTGGGCAGTTTCAGCAGCAGCTTTTGCAGCATCGGCAACAGCAATTGCTGCCTCCGCTTCCTTCTTAACGTCTTCGGCTACAGCAGCAGCAAGCTTGGCTTCTTCTGCTTCTACGAAATCCAGAATAGAGCGCAGCTCTTGACGAGCTTCAGTGGTTAATTCCAAAACGAGTTGCTTCAGTGACATATTTAATCCTCTTTTGCTTCTTCATCGTGTGTTTCTACAGCCTCAGAAGCATGTGCTTCTTCTTGGGCAGCTTGAGCTTGCATTTGCTGCATGACTTGCATCCGGATTCCGTATACCAGCATTTCAGACTTTTCCATTGGAAGCTTACGCAAGCCTTCAAGAATGATATCTACTTCTACGGTTGATTCGACTGTGATTGTAAGTGCCATTTTTTTCCTTTTTAAACGGTTGGCTTAGTAGGTGCTGCTGGAAGCATAGCCACAAACGCTTCTGCAGTGTCAGGCAAAGTGCCTTGCTCAATAGTGTACGCCTCAGCCCAAATACTGTCACGCCAAGCTATTAAAGAATCGGCATCAGCTTTGTATTGTGGATTTGATGAGGTCGCATAAGAGACTGCCGATAACAGAGAGTCATAGCCCCATGATTTCGCAATATTATCAAGATTCACCTGAACTTCGCTATTGAACGATTGGATGATCTGGTCTTTTGTTGGGGCTGGGGCAATAGTTGATGCTCCAATAGGGAGCGGTCCCTTTGTTGCCATGATGTGTTGAGAACCATCAGGAAGCCAATAAATAATTCCCACATGATCTTCGGGGGCGGTTAATGACGAACCTTCTGGAAACGGACCTAAATCTATTTGAACATTTTGACTGAAATCAGGCAACCAATAGACGGTCCCACGATGATCTTCTTGAATGCTCCATGATCCACCAGAAAAAACCGCAACGCTTCCTTTAAGTACAACAGGAGGAGCTTCAATTGTTGCAAATGCAGGAAGCAAAATCACTCCCTCCTCAATCGGAGAATAACTTGCATCTTCTGAACTGAGATATTCGCCAGTAATGTTTGAATAGTTGTAAATGAGAGTCATAACCTTTTCCTAGTATTTGATGCAAGCCAGAAGAGCAACGTTTTTGGGTGTGGTTTCTGTCCCACCCGTATTAGTAAGGGCAGCATATCCATTTTGAATCTGAACGCGATTTGAAGGGCTTTCTATGCTTGTCTGTGGAGCAACACACAATCCATTTCCACTTCCAGCAGAAGAACCCAAGATTATGTTATCCAAATGCCCGTGGCCCGTATCTGTGTGAGTATGGCTTCCAAAAGAGTCGGCTTGATACGATCCAAAAACGCGACTGGGATCTAGTCCCCGTCCATTGTCCCATCCCCGAACAAACACAGCCCTTAAATCAGGAATGTTGAATGTAGTAGATCCGTCACCTGCTCCAAATGTTGTGCCAATCGCTGAAAATAATCCGGAATAAGTTGTTCTTGAAATTGCTGCGCCATTACAAGCCAAATATCCGCTAGGAGCAGTTGTTGAAGCAAACCAATCTACTAATCCCGGAGTGTTTGAAACATAATTGGCTGGATTAGCTGCATTGTAAGGCGTAAATCCAAGAGCAGAAATTACATCTGAGGAGGTCAGACTAACGGTTCCGACTCGCCCATTAAAGCTGGCAACTTTTGCTGAATCGGCAAAACTGATATTTGCACCATCACCATAAATAAAAGTCGATTGCCCTTGAGTGAGGGTCACACCAGTGCCAGAAGCTGTCCGAGCCGTGAGAGTAAATGATCCAGTGGTGTTGTTCTGGACGATGTATTCGCCAACTGTAGCCGGAAAAATTAAATTTCTGTTTGCAGTGAGGGCTCCAGAAATAATCAATACCGGATAAGCTGCTTGTAACGTAGTAAGAGTTACATCAGCAGTTGTAACGGTTACGGATTGAGATCCTTCGAAGGCGAGAGAAATCCAGCCAGCACCACCCGTATCAGGATTGGATGTATTGTTATCTACTGAATTCAGCCAAAGCCCACTCAGCCCTGCAGCCAAAAGAACAGCACCATTGGGATATCCTCCAATGGTTGAGGAGAATGTTGCGTCATAAGTGAAAAGTCCACCCGCTTCCTGCCATTGCTGAATGGCAGTGATTTCATAAAGAATGCCGTTGAAATCCGCGCCAAAAGGAGGGACACCGCCAGAGCTGATAGCCTGAAATGTAAGTGGAGGAAATCCATCAGTTAAAGAGGCTTTCCCGTTGGTTATCCCAATTTGAGAAGCCTGTGGAATCGTGTTTTTGTAACTAGATCCCGCCGAGTTTGCAAAAGGGATCTGAATCTTTGATGGGATGTTTGTGCTTTGCATTTCTGATCCTGTTAATAAGTTACGTTGACAAGTACGCCAGCCGGACGGGGAAACACGCCCGAACTATTCACAATGGCAAGCTGCCAAGCATTCGGAATAAAGTTGAAATGATACGTCAGGCTCATATTTAAGCCATCTATCACATAAACGATTCCATAAGGGCTTCCAGATACCGAAGTGCCAAAAAAATACTGGAGAAAGCTGTTGATATTTGGAATCGACAAATTGCTGATATTGACCGCTGCTTTTACCATAATCAGACGGCGATAAACGTCATCTGATAGGTAGTAAGTCGTGGTGTTTGAAACAGAAGAATAGAATGGAGCTTGTCCAAAAGGCTGGGGACCAGTTGAGGCATAAGCTAAAAGATAAGCTTCATCAAAACCCAAAAAGTTTGGTGAACCCGGAATTTGCAGATACCGCGAAACGTTAACAATCTGCCCCCAAATATCAAGACCACTTCCAACAGCCGTGTTTACGTCCCAAATGTTTGCATAAAACTGTGCAATGTCACTTGCTGGGTCTACAGCGTCATTGTATGACTTCAACAGCGAATAAATCGTTGGAGAATTGTAGTATTGGCTAAGAAGTGTCTCGTCCCAGTTTTGCATAATTACACCAGGGTCACTGTTACGTTTGAAGCAGAAAGAACTGGAAGCTGGTCAATGCCGAATGCAACCAAAAGCGCAAATTGCAGAGCTGTGCCATTGCCTGAGCTTGCGCCAGTAGTTGCAGCGGTGAATGTTGAGCCCACCGCATAAGTAACCCCGGAAGTTCCTGCTATCGTGTTCCACTGCGTTTGCGTAGTCGAGCCAAGCGTCAAAATTTGATAGAACTGACCAATAACAAAAGATCCAGCGGTTACTGAATTGTAGGCTGCAAGATAGACTTCTTCGATATTTACATAAGGGCTTATCGCGTTGATGTTGGCGTAATAGCGCCCTGAATAAGTAGTCTGCCCAATGTAAGCAGCTTGCCCCCCGTCTTGGCCGTTAAATGAAGCAACAACCGCATTTTGGACTAGCTGAGTAATGTTTGATGGAAGCAAAGAATTGCTTTTAATGACTATATCAAAATAGCAATTCGTTGCAGTTGGGGTCAGATAAGTGACGGAATAGGCAATCGGGGTTGCGTAGGACGTATCATAAACCGTAACGGTTGTATTCCCGTTATATCCGCAACCCGGAGGCTTTTTGTTCCAGATTGCCTGTGCAATAGCAGAGGAGGAACCACCACCAACCGAAACAACCATTGAATGAGCAGCGATTGAATAGCTAGTGGATCCGTAGCTGATTGCAGTTCCTGAAGGATTATCGACCACTACGGCCTGAAGGACATTAGGAACCGCCAGCACTGAAGCAAGGATTGCTTGAATAGAATTGACTGCATTCACTGCAACGCTGTTTTGCCTTCTGGCTTCAAATGCTGCTCTACTTTCTACCGCATTTCCAAGCGTTCCAGCCGTTGAGTTGTATACCGTATCCCAGCCAGCAACAGCGGTATAAATTTTAATCAATGCTCCAACGTTGCAAGCAATCGCGCCAGTGGTTTGGTTCTGGAATGTTCCAACGATGTTCCCGCTGGCTGGAATGGTTACTGAAGCCGTGAGGCTGTAAAGGTATCCATTAGTATCCTGAGCGATAGATCCAGCAGGGATCACGGTTCCCACCGCTCCTGTGCAAGTTGCCTGAACAACGGTTCCTGCTGCCTGAATGCGAGTCATGAAATAAATGTAACCAATAGCATCCTGCCAAATGCCAGAGGCAAAGGCTGGATTTACCTGATTGGCAATATAAGCAATTTCATTGTTTTTCTCGCCAATGATGGCCGTTTCAGATTGAGCAAGTTGGCCTTGTGGGGTTGTAAGCTGCGAGTTAACGCCACCACCAAAGGCAACGTTAATGTCTGTTTGAACTCCTGTAAGGATGGCCTGTTCTGTAGGGAGAACAGGGGCTCCATTGACCCATGTAATAGCAGGAACGTTTGTGGTCATTTATTAGCCTCCGAAAGCGACATTGTTAGCCACTCCATCCGTATCAATGAATTCAATTTGACCCGCCAATGATCGGTTCTGGAATTTTGTAAAGTTTACCTGCACTTCAGCAACATCAGGAACAAGCAAAGCTTCAGTTTGCATTTGCTGTGCAATGTAAGACAAGGGGGGGAATTCTCCAAGGATATCCTGCCAATAGGGAAGCCCCAAATTGGTGTTGTACCAGCATTCACCGAGAAAAGTTCGAGTAGCCGAGGCTACATCTTGAGCGATAGCATAGGGAGCGCCAGCAAGCGCAATGTTTCCATTAGCATCGAGAACCAAATCCCAAGCTGTTTGATCGAGTAAAAGCGTATTGTGAATGATCGTCATACTGGTTGCCCCGTATTGCTTCCACCAGATTGAACGCCAGAATGAACGTGAGTGTGGAGGCTCGTTCCCTGACCTTTAACATCACCCGTTGCCGTAAAGGATCCAGTATGGGACCAAGT